CACCTACTGCACTTGCTGCGTGTCCACCACCACCTGATCCACCAGCGTTCGCTGCACCACCATAACCACCACCACCACCGCCAGTTGCGGTAATAGCACCAAATACAGAATTTGATCCGTTTGAACCATTAGCACCAACGCCAGTAGCACCCGCTGCACCGCCTGCGCCAATCGTTACTGTGTAAACAGTATTTGGATTTAACAGCACACCGCCAGTAAGCAATCCACCAGCACCACCACCACCAGGAGGGTTTGCTGCACCAGGCGCACTAGCCCCACCGCCTCCACCCGCTACAACAATATATGTAGCTGCATAAGGGCCACCTTGTTGCAAAGAACTCAAACGCAACATCCCGCTTGTTGGCGCACGATATTTGCCAATTTGTCCTTGATTGCCTAGAGCCATTACGAAATGTCCTCATAAGAGCAAACGACTTTCAATTTGCTTGATGTGCCGGCAGTTGCGCCAATTGACATATTTTCTTCAAGATAAATCATGGTTGTTTTATCAATCACAATTAGGCTTGAATTAGCAGGAATAGAAATAGTTGACGCAATAGGTGTAGCAGTTCCACCAAGCGCCGCAGCTGAGTAGTGATTAACCGTAACGTTTACAGCATTAACAGTATCAATATTAGCCACTACAAGCGAATCAACTTTAAACACTTTGCCACTTGATGCAGCATTGCTTAAAACTGAAATTGCAGAGGTTGAGGTTAGATCGGCAGTTACGACTTTGCCATAAATTGCGCTAACGTTAACAATATTAGGTGCGGCCATGATTTATAGTCCAAAAATGATTGAAAAAGCAATTGCTTTGCCAGCTGTAACGCCGCCAGCCCCGATAAGTTGAAAATTAGTGCCATCATAAACAATTTGATACATTGAACCGCTAACTAATTCACCCGCAGATAACGGTGTTGACCCGTTTTTAAGAATGGATTTAGCACCAAGAGAACTGATGTTTATCGTGACTGCGCCTGTGTTTGTCGCCGCCGCAATAAACTTAAACGTTTGACCAACAGCATACGCAGTCAATGATGGGCTAACCGACGCTGTAATTGTGTCTGTGCCGGCTGCCGTTAAAAACGAACCAAACGAGCTTTGCACTTGCGAAATGTTTGCAGAGTCAGTTGCCGCAGAACCAACACCAAGCCCTGTGAGCTTAAATGTTCCCATGGGAATGTTGGCTGTCGGTGTTGTTTGACCGTCTTTAGTCAGCGCCGTTGTTAAACCAGTTGCAAGATCAGCAGTCAGCGCATTAAACGCCGTAGACGAAATGACTGTGTTTGTAACAACTGGTTGACCAGTTGAATTAATTACAAATGTACCGCTGCCGTTATAGCTCATTGATTACCTCTTATTGGTTCATAAAAGACGATGGCGTTAAAGTTCCACGCAAAGCGTCAGCCATCAATCGACTTCTATCTGCTGGGTTTGCTTGTGCAATCAGTTTAGCCGTTGCTTGTGGGTCTAACAATGCTTTTGCCAAGGCTTGCTGCATTAACGTATCTGCCTCGCCATATATACGAGTTAAATAACCACCAATTGCAGGTATTTTTCCAACAGATTCCACTAAACCAATCGGCATACCCACTTGTTGAGCCATATTTGCCATTGATAATTTTTGGAAAGTATCAGAGCCAGGGCCACGGCCTAAATTTTGAGCATTTGTTTTTCTGGCTAAATCTTGAGCAACAGAATTTAATGTACCCATTTGCTCTGGAGTCATTGTGCGTTCTAATGTTGCACCTTTAAATCCAGTTGCTGTTTTTGCTGTTTGATCAGCATTACGCAATGCTTGGGCATATTTTGCAGCGGTTTCTGATCCTAAAGCGCCATAATCAGCTAATGCGGGTTGCATTTTATTGAGCAGTTCTTGCCCAATTTGCATTTGATTAATTGGTTGCGAAAGCTGTGCAAAATTTTGTTCTGCTGCTTTAAAAGATGGCTCAACTTTACTTAATTGATTTTCTAAAGCTCGTTTAACTGTTAATAATTCACGTTTTAATAACGGATTTTCTGTTGTTGCAAGTATGTCTTTGATGCCACCAATTGAAGAAATAATGTTTTGAGGCTTATCTCTCAACACATAATCAGGCGTTTTCAATTGCGCTCTAGCATAATCAATTGCTTCGTTTGCGGTTTTGCTTGTACCTGATAATCCTTTTAATTGCGCTAAACCTTCTTCAGCATCAATTGATCCTTTACGGATTCGATCCATTACAGTTCTAGCAGTTCTAACCGCATCAGAATCTGCATCTGACATTCTCTTTGTTAATGTTTCATCTAATTGTTTCCAAGCATCAGCACCTCGTTGTTGTGCAGGATAAGGTTCAAACAATGTTTCACGAATTTGATTAAGCTCTTTAACTAATTGCGGTCTGCCTGAGTTTTTAGCTGACAATCTGTCAATTAAATTAACTACTCTCGTTGAGTCAACTTGAGCTGTTGATTGTTTAGCTTGTTCGTATAACGGTTGCGTTTTTGTTTTACGAGCCAATTCTGCTGCTGCTAATGATGCTTCATCACCTGCAACGCCACGCAATGCCTGTACTCTAGCTGCATTTTGCTCTAAACCTCTTTGTGTAAAAGGTTCAGGAAATGCAGCAGCAGCAGACCGTTGAAGTGCGCCAATACCACCACTTTCAGCAACTTCTGCCGCAGTAGGCATTGACCCTGGCACTAAAGATTTAGCTGCGGTTAACTTTTCAACAATATCGCCAACTCTATCTTCAGGAATAACGTTTCTTAAAACATTAGCAAGAATTTGATTTCTGCCGCCTTCATATAAAGGTTGAATTGCAGATTGACCAAGTTTGTAAGTTTTACCCGCTGCTGCACTTGCACCGCCAGGCGCTAATGCGCCAGCAACCGTTGCGCCAAACTCAGCAGCAGGGCCACCACCAAATGCTTTTGTTGTACTTCCCGCACCAGATGCTGTACCACCTGCAATAGTTTGCATAACTGGCGCTTGAGCCAATTGTTCAATAACTTTTTGCGTAACTGTTGGTGAAACTGCGGCAGGTGCAGCAGCTAATTCAGGCGCAGTTAATCCCGCTAATCTTGTTGGCGCTAAAGCAGTCATGCCTTGCGTCAATAAACCTGCTAAACGTGCGCCAGTTGCTGCGCCGGTCATTCCTCTAGTTACATCGCCAACTACATTTTCAAGTTTCCTTGTGGCTCTGGCAAACCAATAGCATTTGCGCCTGCTGTTGCCATTTGACGCAATGATGCAACAGGTGGCCCGCCTAAGGCTTGAGATGCAGCGTTCATTGGAACTTGAAACGGCGCAAGCAACATTGAGCCAACATCACCTAATCCTTCCATGCCATAACGAGTTGTTAATCCAATTTGACGTGGTAACTCTTTAATTGAACCCATAACGCTTTCGCCAGTTGTTGGCTGTTTTGGCGTTGGTGGTGCAACATATGGCTCAGATGCTGGCAAAGCAAATTCTGTGTTTAAAGTATCAAACGGATTTGCTTGTTGCGTAGGTTCAGGCACACCAAGTCTAAATTCTTCGTTTAGTGATGCAAAAGGATTGTTGCTCATGGTAGGTGGGTTCGCATCTGAATTTGTAGCGCCGGCTAAAAACCCCATAGCTTTTGGACGGTTTCTAAAACTTTGCGCCGTATCAATAAGAGAATTAACGTATTCAGGATGTTCTGCATAACCACCTTGTTTTAAGGCCGTTGCAAACTTAACTGGATCACTTCCTGAACCAACAACGCTTGGGTATCTACGTCTAATTAAATCAACAAAATGCTCACCGAACGCTTCTGGAGTTTCAAACGCTCGATACTTGTCGGTGCGACCTGTGTAGTTATCAACAGCAGCTACACCCCCACCAGAGAAATCCATAATGTTGCCGAGATTGTTAGTGCCAGGGATTACCGACTTACCCCAACCTGTTTCCAATCCCCATTGACTTAACAGAAGATCAGGGCTTACGCCCAATTGATCGCCAACCCTTGTTGCCAAAGGTGCATATTGCGAGGCAAAATCTTCTGGGTTAGCCATTATTTAATCCCGTACTTTTGACGCATCGTAATAGGTTTGCCATCAGCTGATCTACCAATCGGCATATCAAATATTGAACCTTCAATTTTTGACCATTCGGTGCTGATTGATCCAAGTTTGCCTTTGTGGACTTCAGGCATATTTGACGCTTTTTGGAAATACCCTGATTTGCGTTGATCTTGTAATGCCATAGCTTGTGCAAGATCAAGCGTAAAGTCTTTAGCTTGTGGTGTATCTGAAAGCGTAACAAACGTTTCACGACCTGTGAGAGCGTCACGTTCTGTTTGCGGCCCTTTCTGTGATGCCAAACGATCAAGCAACGCTTTTGATCCTTCTTTTTGAAAGATTTGAGCATTTGTTGCAAACTTTTCAGCGTCTTTTACACCAGCAGCGGCAAGCATATTGGCAATGTTCGCTTTAGTTTCTGCACCAAATCCAGTTTGAAGATCGGTGTTACGCAATACAGCCACGCTATCAAGCGTTTTTTGTGCTGTTTGACCTTGCAAGAAAACTGGTGCTGCTACGTTTTTACGCCAATCTTCATTTAATCCAATATCAGCGGCTTGCATAACAGGACTAGGCGCTAAAACTTTAGGCGTAACATTTGCTGGGGCAGGCTGAGTACCTGAAAAGGTTGGTGTAGGTGTGCCGTAAATATTACTAAACTGAGTGCCACCCGTAACTTGTTGCCCTTGTTCATTTAAAGTTGCTTGTGGCGTTGTTGCCATTGTTGCCAAACCTTTTTGCAAGGCTTCTTCACCAGCGATATTTGCAGCAGCGCTTCTGTAACCAGGCTGTTCCATTGCGCCAAATTGACCATTGCCAATAGGGTAGGCTTGAACCCCTTCTTTTGGTGCGCTTGCCACAAATTGTTTGGTTATTGGATTCAATGCAATTGCGCCAGGTGCTAAATTTTCTGACGCAATATAACCAGACTTTGCCGCAACGTTCATCATTGCGTTTTTAAATTCAGGACTATCTCTACCGTAAACGGCTGCAATATTTTTCATTTCAGACGTTGGCTCAAGTTGTTTAACCAACGCTTTTAAATATTCTTGTTGACCCATGTTTCGCACTAGCATTGCGTTAATGCGTGGGTCGCTATTTAACATAGGCATTTGCCCTGCTTGTGGTGCAACTTGCTGCCCTGCTTGAATAGGCGCTTGAGCCATACTAGGCATACTGATGGGCATGGCTTGTGCAACAGGCTCTGCCGGTTGTGCTGGCGGTGGCATACCTTCGCCGTAATTAGTATTTGCAATTGGTTGTTGCTCTAATACTTTAGCTAATTTTTGTGGCCCTGCCATTGGTGGCAAGTTGCTCAAAGCCAACTCTTGATTAGTTGCTTTAAGCATTAAATCTTGACGAGCTTTGTCCACTTCGTCCATTTGCTGCCCTGCAAAATAACCTTGCAAAACTTTAGCAATACCAGACAACGGAGAAATGGGCGCTTGAATACCTTGGTATGAGCCAACTTCGATAGGTTGCAATGCTTGCTGTTGCAAAATTTGCGCCATTTGCTCACGTCGAGCAATTGAACGGTAATCCTCATCATATGGCCCTGGCGCACGATAAGTTTGAGCAGTCGGTACATTAGGGAAAAGAGTTGCCATGACTTACCCCGTGTAATTGTTAGCAGTTACATCTGGCCCGACAGCGTTACCACGATCAAACATACCGCCAGTCTGCGCTTGACCAAGTTTCAATCGAGCCATGTAATCTTGATAATCTTGCATCTGACTTTGTTGGCTAGCTTGCTGATACATTTTCATGGCATCTTGTGCGCCGCCAAACGGGTTCTGAGCCTGTGGCATTTGCTGTTGCATATCACCTTGCAACTGGGTTGGTTGGGCTTGTTGTTGCAACATTTGAGCCATTTTCTGTTGCGGAGTCATGTTGATATATTGGTTTAACATTATAGTTTCCCGTAATTAACCATCATATAACCGCTTTCATGCGGCACGATTGCCTCTGGCATTACCTTGGCAACTTCGTCTGCCATCACGCCAAGCTCACGTTTACCAAAAATGTCGTATTCATAAATACCAATTCCAAGTGGGTGAGTGCCAACTTGAACGATATTTGATTTTAATCGCCTATCTGAAAATTTAGGTGCAAGCATTGCTGCTGTACCTAATGCGCTAAACAATCCCTGCGTGGTTGCGTTATTACCTGATTGCTGAATACCGTAACGTGACATATCAGCTTGACCCTGCGCTTGCGTACCCGCAAAAGTTGGCGCTGGTGCAACGCTCGTACCTTGATAGCCTTGGAACTGGGGTAATTGAATCTGCGATCCACCCAAAAGCCCAATAACTTCATTAATTGGTTGCGCCCGTAATGCCATGTCTTGCGCCAGTTGTTGTTGCTGTGCGGTGTTTTGAAACTGAGCTTTATTAAGACCTTGGCTGTACTGAGTGCCTTGGGTGGTCATGCCTCGACCATAATTGTCTTGCATTGCCGTGTTGTACAGCCCTGCGCCTGCTAGTTGCGCTTGATTAGCAAACGAACCTAGTGTTTGCTGCTCGTTCAATCCTTGTTGCCGTGCCGCCATGTCCAAATTGATACCTTGGAGTGCCGCTTGGTTGTACAAGTCGTTAATCTGTTGCGAACGATTACGAAATGCCGCATCGTAGGCTTGAGTGCCAGGCGCTAAACCTTGGTTTGCCAACGCTTGTTTAAAAGATGTATCGCCAGCCTCAATTGTTGGGTTTAGGCGTTGCAGAATTAAATCTTGTGCAGTTGTTCCCGCATTAATTGGCATCCTTGCAAGGTTGCTTGTATCAAGCGAATACTGCAACGGAACTTCAGATTTAGAAGTAAAGTTTTCAGATAATGGCACAGCACCATAACCACCAAAATCGTGTTCAATTTTTGTCGTAGTTGGAACAAACGGTCTTGAAAGCGTGTCATAAGCATTGGCAATTCCGACTTCACCAAGGTTTGCCAAAGCAGTTTGTACACGTTGCTGCGAGTCTAAAGTTTGTTGCGCTTGTGGGGTAAGGGTTTGAGTAACAGTCGGAATGCCGCCGCCGGTCATGTATCCTTCACGGGTTGGCGCTGCGCCTCGTTTTGCTTGTGCAGCATCGTAACCGGCTTGGTCAAAGTATGTTGCACCCGTTGTTGTATCGCCTTCCGGATTGCCTTGCCGCATAAATGCATTACGGTCTAAATTGCTTGCGTTGTATTTAGCCAACGCCGCATCATATGCACCTTGGTCAAATGTTGGATTTGAGTAAGAAACAGTTTGATTCCCAAATGGCGTATACATATTTGGGTTAGACATGATGTTAGATTGTTTAGCCGCCGCAAGGTTATCAATACCTTGTTGTTTGGCTGCGCCAACGTAGTCTGGTGTTGGTGGTGCTGATGCTGACTTACCCATTTTCTACCCCTAGAAATCGGCAATTTTCTTTTGCCAATGTCAAAAATATAATATCGCCATCCGGTGCTGCATCCTTAACCCTTGCTTCTTCGCTAAAACCCATCTTAGTGACTAATTTTAGGCTTTTTGCATGGGTACTGCTCACCGGCACAATAATCTTTTTTACCTTACAAAATTTAAAAGGGTAGTCAAATATCGCTTTTAAATACCCTTTTGTCATACGTCCTTCAATTGCTATGTGGCACACAATTGAGGCTTGATTCCAGTTCTCGTAAATCACGCCTGCAATAATCTGACCGTCACGCTCTAACCCAATTGCTTGCGAACCATCTGCAAAATATTTACCCTGTACTCGCTCTGCTACCCAATGGCCTATTTCAGCGCCTTGGGTTATATGCCACCCCAACCTTGTTGGTAAACAATGTCCGTCGATGCCCATAGAATTGTCGTTCCTTGCGAGGCAGATTTAAACTGTGTTGCGGCGCAATATCCAATACCAGTTACGCCTTGCCAATTGTTTGTGATGACCGTATCTGTAGCCCAGTAGCCAACATCCCACAACGCAACGTCCCATTTGGCAGATACTTGTGGGCTAAAACTTAGCGCCGCAGTTGTGTCTGCCAAGTCAAAATCCATGTTTAAACCAATGAATATTGACGGTGTTCCGTTTGTAAAGATTGACGGTCTGGCTCTTGTGAAATACTTTTTGTACCCACGGGCATCAAAATAATTAAACGCTTGCAACGCATAACCATTAATGTCGCTAACGTCATCAGCATAATTGTCATCCCACGCATGGGCAACAAACCCATTACCGCCCCAGTACGGCTCGTTGTCAAAGATTGCCCAACAATTAGCAGCTTGGCCTGTAAAGTTGCACCAGGCTTTCGTGATGTTATTCATCACATATTGCTGTTGTTGGCCTTCAGCAACCGGCACATTGACCGTCAAAGCATTATGTTGTGGGTCAAAAATAATGTCCCACCCAAAATTACCGCCATATTGTTGAGTTGCAGTAGTAAATGCGCCTTGAATTTTGTCCGACAGCGCAACACGGGGATCAAGTCTAGATGATTGCAGGCTTGCGGCAAGTGGATACAGACCGTTATAAGTCAGCATCAGCATATCGCCGCCGTACTTTAGTAAGCATCGCTTACCAACGGGTTTGCCAACCCTCCAAACGCCCACTAGCGCCCATTTCGTAGCGTCTGAGGGATCAGTACCCGCCCAAACAATAACCTCGCCATTGGACGTTATAAACACTAAGTTATCGTCTACGCCGTAGCCTGCATCAATTGTCCACGTTCCCACGGCAACCAAGAATCCACCAAGTTGGGCAACCGAACTCATGTCAATTGCAGCAGCTGCGCCTGAAATACTCAAAGTCGGCAAATACCATGCTTTTAAACTTGCATTTTGCGTAAACCAAACTTGGTTTTTAAAAATGGCAATGTTGCTTAAACTGCTTGCCGTTACGCCAGTAATGGTTGGATTTGTCCAAGTTGACCCGTTATACAGTAATGGCGCATCTACGCCATTGACCAAATATAAGTAGCCGCCGGCAGGGGTTGTGACGTTGGTGTATTCCCACTTTGCGTTACTCAATCCCGTCTTGACCGCTGCGCCAACTGCACCGCCAGCAGTACAGTCGTAAATCGACGTTCCTGCAATAGCAAACAATTCGTCAGTTGCACCGCTTGAATAGCCCATCAAAGTCTGAACTTGACCCGTGATGCCGGTGGAATATTTTGTATATCCACCACGCAAAACCACATTATTGACTGTGGGGAACAAATTGGTTAATTGAACGGCATCGAGCGTATCCATGTTTGCGATACTGTCCCGCACGTTCCAACCACCGATAGGGGCAGGCAACGATTGAACACGAGCCGCCGTACCTTGAACAAGTCGGCTTGCCATTAGTTTGTCCCGTAGCCGGTGTCAGGAATGTTGTCGTAACCGATCAAGACTGTGCCTGGGCGTGGTGCAAACGACAAGTTAGCCGCCGAGGTATCTTGCGCCCGAACAATCTCAAACTCCTCAATATAGTTGCGATACATCGCCGTGGTATCAAAGCCTTTAGCCTCGAAATACTTGAGTTTTGTAGCCAACACCATCAGTCGATCAGGGTAAATGCAAGTGTCGGTATCGGCAGTAAATGAATTTTTTACAACACCAGTTGACGATAATGCCCAACCTTTTGACCGATATTCGTAGCCTAACAACTCGTTAGTCGAAACGCCAGGCCAAATCTGAAAGTATTTACCCAACAAACGCCAACGAATCCGTGGGCCAGTAGCAATGAAACCTGAGAGCAACCATTCCCATTGCTGTGGGCTTTCAGGCCCAAGCATTTCCCAATGTTTAGATTTGTCCCAATGGGTGCGTGGTACGGTTGATTCGTAATCTGTGGGTAGATCGTACTTGACCTTTTCAAAAGTAATTGAAGTGCCTACATACGTTCCTGTAGCGGGTAAGTTGATCGTTACTTGCGTAGCCGAGTCAACCGATTCAATATAAGCAGCATTTGAGATACCGTTACCCACAACCTGATACGTTGTATCAAGCCCAGCTGTCGATGGGATGCCGGTAATTGTGTATGTGTTTTCAACCACATCGCCAGTCGTTACGCTAAAAACGGTGGTAAATGTGTGCTGCTTGGTTAGTTCTCGCCAGTCATGCTTTCGCAAGAACTCATAGCCGGCAGCGTTCATCAACGCCAAGATTTGAATTACATCTTGGTTCGTATTCGATGCCACAGTAGTTGGCGTTGATACACCCAATTCATTGGTAACTTGGGTGACTAGCTGTAGCATCGTTGATGACATTTATTCCTCTTTTTTTGGCCTCCCAACCTTCTTTTCCTGCAACTGAGCCATCAAAGCCGCCATTTGCTCTTTTACTAGAGCAAGTTCCTGCTTAGTGTTTTCAATCTCAGTCTGGCTTGAAGATTGGTTTTTAACTTGCAAATAACGCCTTGCCAACTCTCGCAAGCCTGCCGCACCCATGCCAACACGCTGCAATTGGTTGTCGGTAGCGGTAGCAACTTGCTCAACGGTCTGAAACTTAAAGATTTGCAATTCTGCCATCTGCATATCGTTAAAGTTTTCAGGATCGTCTTTTACCCATTGGCTCAGAGGCACACCAATAACTTCTGCGTTATTGTTTTGCATCTGAAAGTGCAACCATTGGCGTGGAAAACGTCTTTTGTGATCTTCCCGAACGGGTTGGTCAACAATGTTTGTCTTATCGCCTGGTACTGTAATTCTAACAAACGGCTTTTCTTTATACGGTTCTTTGTCGTAAACGTAAAATTCAACGTGCAAATGGTTGTCTGCGCTGTGAATATCGCTGTCTAAAGCCAATTTAAGCCCCTGTTAATGTTACCCATGTAGTTGCGGAAGTTGCTTTTACCAACATCGTTTTAGCCGTTGCAAGCGTAACACTTGACGCAGCTGCGTTCATTGTAGTACTTGTATTGAAAGGATAGACGGTAATTGTCTGACCCGAATCATTACGAATAATCATTTCTGCACCAACTTCGCATGGTGGTAACTTAACGCCAGTCGATGCTGCTGAAGTCGTAATCGTGTTGTTTGACACGTTTAGCTGCAAAGCGTCTGCTGCGGTTGTGCCAAGTGCGACTAGACCGACAGCGCCTTCGCCACAAATTACTTGAGCCGATAACGATGAATTGCCTGCGCCCATAATTCTTGATGGAAATGCCATGATAATCCTTAAAGTTTAGTTACTCATCGCTTTTGCCATTTCGTGCAAAAGTCCATCGCCACATACTTCAATCGTAACATCACCAAAGCCTGCTACGACATTCTGAAAATCTGTCACCTGTTGTGCCATCCACGGCGCACACTTGTACGTCACATCGTTAATCATAGCGTCAATTACACGTTCTGCGTCATTACTTTCTTGTTTGTATGCATGGTGTTCGCCATTTCGGTAGCTTGAATCCATGCCAAACATAAAGATACGCTGAAACCCCTGCAACTTAGCCAATATCAACGACAAGATGCCAACAGTTGTAAACCCGCCCATCAAATGAACTGGTCGAGCCTTTTCATGCTCAAGCAACTCATAAACGCCAGGCGTATTGGCGTGAACTAGCACCACTTTGAAACCTTCCAACGCATCAAATACTGCATCGTCGCATTGGCTAGTAATGTAAAACGTAGTCGATTGTTGTGGATTCTGAACAAATCTCACGTTCTCTGGTCGAGCGTCAAGCATTACCATTACGTCAGGGATAATGCCTTGGCTTTGCAAATGATCGTAAGAACCGTTCATTGCCCATACTTTTGCGCCGTTTTGATGACGGGCTTTTAACTGGTCAATCGTGTCAACCAAACTTGGCCCACCGCCAACAAGACAGACGCTGCCTTGGGGTGACTCGTCAAAATCAAACCAAGGCAGCGACCTTTTTACGGATCGCTGCACATTGCCCAACAAAACGTCAGGCTCTGTGTTCCCTACAACATCAAGTACAGCTTCAATCATTTAGGTGATCTGTGACTGGAGATGTGGACGGTTAATTGTCACGGTAATGGTTGAAGTCGTAGAAGTGACGGTGGTCAAGTTTGCTGAACGAGCAGCAACAACTTGCAAGCCGGCAGATGCCAAGACTTTTACACGACCGGCTGTAGCCGACAAGAACAGAGTGACGTTAGGTGCAACGGTCACAGCAGTTTTCTTGATGACTGCATTACCAGCAATTTGATACCAACCGTATTGACCCGCTGTGCAAGCCGCCATAGCGACTGCAACAGGCACGTCTTGAACGGCGGTGTTGACAACCAAAGTTGTTTGGTAAGTTGTAGCGTTGTAGCGCACAACAGAACCAACAACAGTTGATGCCACGCCTAACAGCAGGATGAACTCACCCTCGCCGTAAACTGGATCAAATGCACGAACAATACTGCCTAAAACTGCCGGTGGCGCAACGATAGTTGTACCGCCAGCTGTCACTACTGTGTCGTTGACTTGAGCAATTTGCTGAAGTCCCAAACGTGGTTCGTCGAATGTATATGCCATGATGGTTTCCTTTAAGCGATCAGAACGCCGCAGAATTGCGGGCCTGAAGAAGTGAGGTTGCCGGCAAATCCGATGAGCTTAACGATTGCGTCTTGGTTAACTGCTTGACGCTCGCCGCCGATTGGCACGAAATTACGGTCAGCGTGTGGACGGAACATAATGTATTTCGTGTTCAAGAACCACATATGATTGGCAGTTGCATCGTTACCGATACCACCGTCTAAGATCACATCTGATGCCATGCCAGCGCCGTAGTATTTCAACGATGCAAAGCCTGCGCCAGCTGACGAATTGCCGCCGTCTGTGATGCGTTGGATTGATTGCAACGATTGCAAATACAACTTGTAATAGTTGTTGTCGCAAACGATCAGATCAGGTTTGTCTGTTCCACGAATCAACTGAACAGCAAGAGCGTCCATGTAAGACTGGATGTTCGATGCCGAAACAGCAGAGCCGCCGTTAGTCACGCCTGAGTAGGCAACAGATTGCCAAAACGTGAAAGTTGCACGATTGATGCCACCGTAAGTGCCGGTTGTGGGTGCGTCAGGAACAGCAGCGCCGAGGCCTGTGATGTTCTTGCCTGAGTTACCAGTACCGTCAAGATAAATATCTTGCGAAATACGGTTAGCCAATTGTGCCTCAGCAACAGACATACGACCATCTAGCAAGTCGATGATTGCTTCTTTTCCGCTGTTTTGGATCATTTCCAAGCCGCTGATTGAAATTGCAGCAGCATACTGAGTGATCGAGAATTGAGCAGCAGAAATTGGGCTGTTTTGACTAACGTTCAAGACTTCGTAACCCGAATACGAGTTAGTGTTGTCTGTTGCGCTGTCGTTATACATGATCTCTTGCAAAATCACGTTACCGCCAGAAAACGTCTTTACGTTGCCACGTTCTTTCAAACGGCGCAGTAAAGCGTTGTTATTTGTTACGTTGTCAGCAAGTTCACCCGTGCGGCTTTGAATGTTAGTCGCAATGATGTCGCTGATCGAGCTATTGGCAAATGCCATAGTAATCTCCGATTAGGTTATCAAAAACGCTCATTAAGATTGTCAAACTGTTCCATCAATAATGAACGCCTATCTTGCGCTTTGGTTGCCGTTGCCGCCCCTGGTGTGGAACTTTTAACGCTGACCGCTGCCGCCCTAGCTGCTTTCGCCGCTCTGTTCGATGCTTCCCGTTTCGCTGCATCTGCTTGACCCTGTGAGGCTTGCTGATGTTTTGTAAACAGGTCGTTATCTAGGCGTATTGCTTTTTGATACGCATCATCCAAGTCCTTCGCCACACCGCTGTTAAGCAGTTGGATCATTGTTGGACGTGCTTCTTCAAAATACTCTGCTTTTGTCTGAAATTCACTAATTTCATTCAAAAGCGCTTGATTCTGTGCCGCTTCCTGCTGTTGCTTCCAATTTAACACCTCGCCACGAACTTGTGCAAGCTCGTTTTGAATGGCGTAAAAATTAGGATCAGTTGGTTGAATCTGCACCTCGCCCATATTGATCCCATATTGTTGGGCTAATTGGGCAAAATATGCTTGTTTTTGTTGTGGTGAGCCGTGACGCAATACGTTGTCGGCCTCCATCAAGGCTTTAACCGCTTGCGGTGCTTCAATGCCAAGCCCACGAATGTTCTGCATATAAGGCTCAATGGCCTGCTGCATTTGATCGGCAAATTGGGCTTTTGACAGCAAAGGCTGAACCCCTGCTTTCATTTCTTCTTCACGTTTCCAAGCATATTCTTTTAGCTTTGGATCAGCAGTTGTCCAGGCTTCGTGATAATCCTTCTTCCACGATGCTGGCGGTCTTTCCCAAACTGGTGGCTCTGCCGGTGGCTCAAGATTAGGTTGTTCCTGCGTCCTTACTGCCTCGACTGGTGCTTCATTCTGAACCTCATCGAACTGCTGTGACAGTAATTCTCGACGATCTGGCTGTTCAGTATTTTCCAATTGCATACCCCTTTAGGTAAATTTACGGCGTAGTTGTGAAAGAACTTGATTTGCCTGTTTATGCGTCATGTTTGCCAACTGCTGCCGCATAACTTCCCTGCGTGTGTCTTTTGGTGGTGGCAACTTGGTTTCCATCTTCTCATTGCCAACTTCAATGCAACCATGTTGTCGTAAATGGTCACGATGGACAGACCGGCTCGTAATCATCGACCCATCGATCATGGATTTGTAGGGTTGAATGTCTGGCATTACCATTGGGCCAAGGCTCTCGTAATGCTCTTTTGAGCCTTTTTCGACTAATTCGCCATTAACGTATATGTAAGTTTTTTTCATAACAGAGCTATAACGTCCTCATCATCCATTTCTATGTGTTCGTTGTAAATCCGGTTTACACGATCTAAATCAGCCAACATTGCATCGTAATTGATTACCGCCGGCGCTTGGGCTGTGGCCTCAATAACAAACGGTTCTGCAATTTCCTCTGCAATCCTTGGTTTACCCTCTACTATTTGCTCAAATAACGCTAAAACCTCATCTCGCCTTGCTTTTGCCTTTGCTGCTTCTGCCCTGCGGTGTTCTTCTTCCTCTTTCTTGCGTTTACCGCCATCGTGCATATCCATCTCGACGATGACAGGCACATAATCCCATGTCGCATCGTCCCATGTTCCGGTGTCCCAGTAACCGTTCATGCAAGTTCAACCCCAGAGGCTCTCCCGTCTGCGCCACGGATAATCTTCTTAGGCGCTGCAATTACAGTCATCACGCCGTTGATTTTATCCATTGCCATATTGTGCATATTGCTCATGTTGTCGTGCATCTGAACCATGCGGTTCATGGCTTGCGTCACATTGTCACCCAGTTCTGCGGCAATCTTGGTGCTTGCTGCCTCTTGAGCCTCAAGCAATGGCAAGTCTAAGCCTGGGTTCGCCCCAATCCTAGCCACCATAATCTTGGTTGCAGACTCTAGCTCAGTTTTCCATTTCTCTAACTGTTCGGCAGCTTGCAACTTGGCTTGTTCCATTGCCTGCATATACTGTTGTTTTTGCGCCTCAAGTTGAGCATCTGCTTGCAGTTTCATTTGATGCATCTGCACATCAGCCTGCGCTTTGGCTTGGGCAACCTGAATATCGGCTTGCGCCCTCAGTTGTTCAGCCTGCGCCGTGGCCTGCATCTTCATTTGCTCGTTTTGGGCTTGAGCTTGCATCTTCATTTGCTCAAATTGTTGCTCTGCCTGCATCTTCATGACTTCAGGGTTTGGCGGTGGTGGTTGCTGCGCCATCATTTGCTGTTTTTCTTGCAACTGTTGCATAGCTTGGTCAATCGTACCCTCAATCGGTGCGGCCTTCTTGTATGCAGCAACGCCGAACTTAACCAGTTCAATCAGCATAGGCACTAACTCAGGCGCTTGTTGACCCATTGGCAACGCTTGCGTCAAGAACCCACCCATTGCTTGTAAAAACTCAACTCGTTCACGTTTGTTTTGGTTCTCGTCGATCTGCACCAGGCTATCTGAATCCACTTGGATGCGGAACGAACGTAAAGGTTTGTCTTGAATTAGCTGCAAGGCTTGTGGAATCAGCGCCTGATCTGCCGGCTGCATACCTTGTGCGGCAGCGTACATAAGGATTGTTGTGGGTTGAAACTTAGTGCAAATGACTTGGGCTTTTAACTGAAATAGCTCACTCGCAAACAGGGCAACATCTTCTTGCATTGAGCGCAAGCGCAGTCCTGCATACTGACCCTTAATCTGTTGTGCCGTAGCGGTTTCAGATGCCTGTCCTTGCCCCCGAACAATGTCGCTAATACCTGTAATTTCATAGATTTGGTTTTTGATTTCATTCATCGCTCGATAGCATTGCATGAGCGTTGCCGCCAACACATCAATTGGCAACAAGTCAATCGACCCTTTTAAACCGCCCTTTTCAGAGAACGCCATCCACTTATCGACTGGAATCAATGTGTTGTTATCGCCCTCAGTCAAAAGACGCTGCAAGGTGGGTTGTGATGCGTCATAAACCCCACGAACACGCAATGCCTTAACCAACCCGTCAATGCGGTCAGTCAAAATGTCTAGGTCTGTCGCTTGGTCTTGATACAGCACAAAGTCAGGCACAGGCACAAGCGTGTCGCTCGTCATTGTGGCGTACAAAGGTTTGGCACACGGGAAGAAGTTCTCAAGCTCTAATGGATCGTCACGCTCGTCAAGAATGTTTGGGCAACTTTTGCTGATCCAGTACACCTTGCCGCTTTCTTTGTCCCAAATCTCGCAAATCTTAGCCCGTGTAAAATCTTTGGATTGAGTTGAATACTGTTTATTGGTTTCCGGCCCTGCATCTAGCGGAATGGATTTAGCCGTTTCCTCGCCAAATCGTTCGATGAGGCTGTCTTTGGTCATGTACACCCAGCGCCAGACGCTAGTGACTTCTTCCCATGTTCTTGCAACTGAATGACCAAAGTCCTTCCAATGCACATAGTCAGTTGGCGCACATTCGTACTCAATTTCTTCTTGTGGCTCGACTTCTTCGCCCATAGCGCCATCAAGCGTCATAGCTGTTTTAACTTGTTGACCTATACTGTCAACCTCGTCAACATCTTCAGTCACTTGCAGCCCATCTTCGGGAATGTCTTGCGCCCGAACGTGCGGCTCGTAGCGTACCCATGCCACGCCTCGACCACCCAAGAACCTATCCTCAACTGCGTTTTTCATGGTCGATCTGAAATCGGTGTAATGCTCGATCTCAAAGTCCAAAGCACGTTCAATTAACTGGCTAGCAACACGGGCAACTGGGTCGTTATCGCCAAAGCGTCTAGATACATCAGCCTTTGGCAGCCTGGCATATACAGCAGGAATCAGCGTCTGTACGTTAGACCACAGAATGTTGAATTTAGCGGTTTCGTTTGTGTTTTGGTTACGGTTGTCATCACGATAGCGTTTAACTATCTTTTGAGTACGAGCCTCCCACTTCTTAAACTCGTTGTCGTATTGGCTAATTACGTTTAGCCACTTTTGAACACCAGTCAATGCTTCCATCTTAGTATCTCGCAAAAATTACGTCACGGTTTACCCGCCCGACAATCTCGTAGCCCCAATCTTGGAGTAGGTTGATTGTGTCCTCGTCGCTGTACCCGTACCGACTGCCCAAGCCTTTAAGCTCGAGCGTGATAACTGGGTGTGTCTTTTTAATGGTTTTCTCAGCCCCAAGCAAAGCCAGATGCTCGTAGCCTTCAATGTCTAACTGAATGAAATCGCAGTTATCTACGCAAAATGAGTCAATAGTTAGCACCCGAACGTCACTGCCAGCCTTCAATTGATGCGCCCCAATGTTCTCAGGGTATGGGTGATCGACTGACGCTGTGCCAATTTTGTCACCAAATGCAGCCCAATGATGCTCTATGTTGTCACGGCCTGCAACGTTTAGCAGCAACGCTTGGTAATTGGTTAAATCAGGCTCGACTGTAATTACACGCTCAAATTGCCCTGCCATCGTAGCGGGATAAACGCCGATATTGCCACCGGCCTGAATGACTGTGCGAAACTGGTTCATGTGGGTATAACTTACATTTAAGTCTGGCAGCTCAACCAAGAGTGCGTTAATGCAGCACTCGTCAATATCGGGAACTTGCCAGCCTTCAACCAATTTCATACGGTATCCTTGTTTGTTCCCACGGTCTAGGCTTGCCGTGAAATATCACTACCTTGGCATCGTCTAACCCTTTGGGCAGCACATCAGCCTTAAAGCTCACAATTCCATCACATATATCCTGCCAGTACGTCACTTTGTCCCGCATAAAGTGTTCAATGTAGCTTTGATCGCCACCCGCCGTATACATTTGTAATGCAGCAAACTTGTCGTACAAATCAACAGGTTTCGACCAATACATCATGCTCGACTGCATCGCTTTTGGGTTGTACTTACCCCGATAAACGTCACGCATAATTACAAAATCGTGTTGCTTTGCCGCCTCAATCATTGCCGTACAGTCATCAGTTAGCACCGTGTCAAGATCAAAATACAGCGCACTTGGTAGCCTGAACAATTCCATCTTTGCCCACCAACCAACCCAGTCATGCATCAAAGGGATGGTTTTGCACTCCAACTCAACGTCCGACAGACACACAAACTCATGCGGTGGCAGATACTTAGCGCACATCTTTTGCAACGCATAAACGTGTTCAGGTTTGAAATCCCCACCCGAACGCAATACGCTTGCTACGATCATGCGCTAAATATGCCAATGGCTAAGACTTCTACGCCTGCGCCAGTTGTGACCTTCCACGGCCCGCTACGAGAAATAGCGTTTACTTCAATGTTGTAAACGTTTGCGCCTGTTCCAGCTGACACTGGCAAAATCGTGTGTGAAAATGCACCATCTAACAAAATTACGTTACCTGTAAGAGCAGTAGACACAGTGCAAATCAATCTGTGTAAGTAATCACCAACTGCGCCTGTGCCCCCTAACACTTGTGCTGTCTGACTTACCGCAACGTGTTCGTATTGATACTCGTATGGATGTTGAATACCGCTCATAATCTTCTACTCCGGTTAGTGGTGTGGGTTGCCCACATATCATTTAAAGTAACTGTGTTCTCAGGCCCGACAATCAATGGTTTAACAACATCTGGCTGCTTAACCTTTGGCTCTAGCCTCCACGCAATTGCCAACATTCGGAACGCATCTGCTGGGTGGCTTGTCCAATCGTGCCTGGGCGTTTGCCTAAATGCCTTCTTGTCCTCGTCGTATTCCCGCTGATATTGCCGTAAAGCCTCTAGCCCATCGTGCGTTCGTTCGCTGTCAAACCAACATTGCGGCAACATCTGACGCACCGCCTGAATCCCGTCTTGCACCGACAAGTCAGGCACGATAGCCATGTTGTTGATGCCTAAATACTCACTCAACTGCTCAATGACTGACTTACCCGCTGCTGCTAGAGTTTTAGCCCTTGCATCGTGCGGTAGGTAATGTTTTGCGTATTTATACGGCTTTTCTACGACTATTTTAGCGATTTCTGCAATGTTTGCACCACTTATTGCAAAATAATCAATGATGTGGATTTCGTTGCGGATGACTTGATACCACCAAATAGCCGTGTCATCACGATAGCCCAAGTCCCAAGCCGTGTATGTGGGTAGGTGCGGATCGTAATCAACACGCCTAACCTGACCGGCATCTGTGATCTTGCGTATGTCCTCGCCATAGAAAGCGCCAAGGATAGCCGCCTCAAACGAACACTCGTACTCTTGCAGAAACTGGTCATCGCTGATCTGTGCGGCAGCTGCTCGTAACTCTGTATCAGGCAACAGACCAGACTCGCTAGCCTTTAAGACAAGGTGAAACCACTCGTCAGGCGTTCGTTTAGCTTGCTCAAATATCTGCCAAAATTGGTTCTTGCCTTTTGGTGTGCCGGCAAACACAGCCCAACCTTGCTTGTCTGACAATGTAGGTCGAATGACGTTACCCCACACGCTAGGTCTGAAGTCACCATATTCGTCCATAAACACGCCATCAAAGCCTAATCCCCGCATTGCGTCTGCGTTGTCAGCCCCAAACAAGCGTATCTTGCCGCCAGTTATAAGCTCAATGGTCAGTTCGGCCTCGTTGCTTGACGCTAGAACTGGCGCAGCAAAGTGTTTAAGGTAATCCCAAGCCACAGACTTAGCCTGGCTGCGGAATGGCGCAATGTAAGCAAATAGTGGGTTTGTGCTTTTGCACATGAGCGCAGCCCGAACAATGTCGTTAATGGCTGCGACTGTCTTGCCGGCTCGTCGGTGTGCAACAAGGCAAGCCCAACGTTCGGTGCGGTTGTGGAATGACTTAAACGCCCCCCGTGGAGAGTAGGGGAGGGTTACTTCCCTTCTTGCCATTTCACAATCAGTTCAATCGGACTGTTATCCACGCCACTATGTTCGGTTCGTGCAAGTTTAGGTGAGGCAAACTCAGCCAATTGAGCAATCAACGTCAAAGCACCCTTTGGGTCTGGTTTAACTTGATCGCCATCACCGTGGGCAACGGTTTCTAACCACTTGCCTACGTTGTCAGCGTTGTTCTCAAGCAAGGCTGTAACGGTATCTCTAAAGGCTTTTGTTGCCTTGTTGACGCTACCCTTCTTTCTGCCAATACCTGCTGCGGGTGGTTTAGGTCGCACACCAGACTTCACTACTTTGCTGATTTCCATATCTTTTCTCAATGGTCTTAGATTTAAGATTGGTTGAGTTTAGCTTACTTATTGATTACCCTGCATCGCTTCCCAATCTGCTTGGGTTGCACCTACAGCGTCAGGGTTTTGTCCTGTTGCTCTCATGTAATACTCTTTCCATGCTGTTGGATGGTTTTCAGCTTTGAGCATTTCGCCAGATGGTGCGGATGAAGGCCAATGCAGACGGTTTTGGTCAAACGGATCTGGTTCAGGTCTGATGCCAGCTGCCCATGCTTTGCGGTAGTCATAATCAGCGTTTTTGCTTAGATTTGGCGCTTCACCATATTGTTTTTGAAATTCTGAATACCAAGGTGATGCGGTAATGCCTGACATAAATCGCCGTTCATCGCCTTGTGCTTGGATTGTTGGATTGACCGTTGCTGGTCTTAAAGCGTTTTCCAACTCCATTTGATACTTTAAAGAATCAGCAAGTTTTTTAGGATCAGCCACGGTTACGCTCACTTATGTTTTTAGCTTTTGATCGAGCATCTTCTTTGCTTGATGCGCCCCATGCTTTTAAGGCTAGGGCTAGTCTGGTCGGTTTCCCGTCTTTTTCCATTGGCCCTGGCATATTGCCCATGCGTGCAAGAAAACTGGCTCTGCGTGGGTTATCACCTGACTTGACTGGTGGCTTGAGGTTCATGCCTTCTGCTTTGGCACTCGCTCGACCCTTGGCATTTAGACCACCAGCAGGGTTTTGCCCTTCTTTGCGTTGCCAAGCCGCTGTCATTTTTTGTTGCCTTTGGCTGTTTTGGCTGATTCTTTAAAGTCTTTAGCCGTGGGTGCGCCTGGATCACCTGGCTTTCTCATCTTTTCGCCGCTGCCTGCTTTGATGCGCTCTTGTTTAGCAAGAATATTGGCGTAGAGTCCAGGCTTATTCATTTGAACGCCTTTAGCTTATAAAGGGTTGAATCGATCAAATCAGCAATCTCGTCCACAATGTTCTGTAATTCTGAATCTTTGGGCAGTTCGTCACGAATGTCTTTAACAAACGCTTTTACGCCTGTGATGTATTTTACGGGATCGGTGGCTAAATGAAAGTCTTTGGGGTAACTCTTGATGATTGAGTAAGCGCCTTGATAAGCCTCTGCCCATTTATCGACTAACTCAATGATCGTGTCATAGTATTCGTTCAGCGCAACGTGCTTGGCGTAACTGTCGGTTTGCAAGTGCATAAAGTGTGCATTTGTCCCGCTGTGGAACAAAGTAGACACGAAAACGGCAGGATAGTCCATAGTGACCTCACAAGATAGCTATAACAATTGTACAACCGCCGCCTGATTTAATCTATTCCCATTCTGGGATGGTCGTTTTACATTTGTTTTCAAGTAATTTGTATTGTTTACTGTCAATAACAATTAACTTTACTTTAGGATGATATTTTGCCATACGCCTAATTTTTGTTTTACTGCGGTCATCCATCCAACCTTTCACTTCATGGTAACTCTCTGTCCCGTCTTTTTCTTTAATCTTAAAATCTGGCAAATAACTCATGCACCCTCGTTTGATACCATCAAACCAAAACGTTTCAGGTTCATGTAACCATCCAGCTATCAAATCTTGAGTTCTCATCCACTCTAAATATCGAGCGTAATTCGCCTCCCACCTTGATCTGTAATATTTTTTATACCCGCCAATGTCACGCCACCCTGATTTCCATGATGCGTTAGCCCTGTTCATTGTTTGTTTATGACCATTGATTGAAGCTCGTTTTGAATAAGCATCTAATTGTTCCTCAGTCATATTTGCCCACATTTGCTTTGATTTTTCCGACATAACTTTTTTAGTTTCTGCCGTGTGTTTCATGCCAGTTGCGCCTTTTGGATGTGGGTTATGCTGATACCATTCTTTGCGAGCATTTGAGATAATTTGACGGTTTGCTTTTACCCATGTAACTAATGGTTTTAAACCATCTTTATATTTTTGTTTCATCGTAGCAGAATGATCTGGCCTAACCCTACCTTGCATTTTTTGAGCGTGTTTTTTTTGTTTTTCTTGCCACGCAATGCTTACACCTCTTGCTTTTAATTGCAATTTTGATGCTTTTGTTCTAATTTGCTGTTCTTGCAATTGCATTTGTTCACAACACCAAAGTTTCCCATATTTCGGGTAATTTTCTGTTAAAAACGCAATTTGTTCATTTGTCCATTTCATAAATTGATTTTAACAACAATTTAAAAACTAGACAATCAATTACAACAAAACCTCAGTCTGGGCTAATAAATCTTCTTCTGTAACCCCATACTTTTGAGCAAACGCCTTTTTGCCCAGTCCATGTACCCCATCATTGCCGGTATGATGATTTGGGCATAGCGGTATAACCGGCGCATTTTCACGTTTCATCCCTAATCTTCTGATGTGGTGGATGTGACTGGGTGTTTCCCCATACCCTAAGTGTCGGCATAATGAACATCCAAGGTTAGCCAGTTTCTCAAAGTGTTTACGTTGTACTTTGTTCAACTTGAGCCTCCGACCATTCTTGCAGATCAACAACAACAATTTGCATATCCACGGCAATATCAGCAGATGCGTTGTATTGGCCTTTTAAAATTGCGTTTTGATATTGGTGCATCAATTTTTTAAGTTTAATAAGGCTTTCAGAATAATCTTTCATTTTGTTATTTTCTCAATTTGTCGGTTACTGGCTTGCTCGGTACGCCAGGCATCAAATCGCATTTGTGCGCTTGTCATACGCCATTTAAGCAACTCGGTCTGCTCGGTTGCTGCCCCAATTGCGTCACAATGGGTTTGATATTTTGGGTGAGCGTAAGCCTCTCGCTCTTGGCCTCCAATGCTAGTTTCGCCTGATTCTTTCATCAGGATGGCTTTTAGGCTTGACTTGAACGCCTCAAGTTGCGCCAGTTCGCCCTTTGCTTTGGCATATGCCGGCGCATTGTCCCAAATGTACTCGATTGCAGGATGGGGCGAGTAGTCACTCATGCCGTTCCCCAATGTCGTAAAACCAATCGTCACCGGCTGACCACTTGCGTGACCCGTCTACTGTCCAAATATGTCGTGATGCTTGGAAATCAGGAAAGTCAGTCTTAGCCGGTATTAACGACTGATCGTACCAAAGACAACGATTGTTGGGTTGTGCTGCAAACTGACCATTATCTAACCGGATAAAGTTAAATGATTTATGTTCCTCTGCAACTTCAGTAAATCCTGTGTCTACATCCATGCCGTCGGCACAAAAATCTACAGTAAACAAGTATTTGCCAAAATGCCATTCTTTATCTTTGCCTAGGAATTTAACCCCAAAGTTACGCAAGCCAATCTTTTCATGGACTGTGAACCTGTAACCCATGCAATCCCACAATTGCAATACGTCAACTTCCAAATTTTTATGATTTTTAGTCCACACATAAGCTTGTATAGGCAATTTGTCGTACAAAGCGCCATACCGTGGCAACAAACTTTCAATGCGGAATACTTGCCCACGAATTGCTTTAATGCTTACCCAGATGCAAGGTTCAAGCTCACCGTGGCCTTTCTCAAAGTTGTACAAATACTCACGCCGTACAAAGCATTTAATAGGCGGTAAGTTTCCAATGATGTAACTCATATTAATTCCAAAGACGTTTGAGCAACTCGTTGATCTTGCAAGGCTTTGTAATTGTGATTTAACTCACAGCCGAGATACTTGCGCCCTAATTTTTGAGCAACTTGCGCTGTTGTGCCACTTCCCATGAATGGGTCAAGCACAATGTCTTGAACGGGATCGACTCCGCAATCGCAATTCGATTCCCATCCCATAGTTGTTGTATACCCATTTATTCTTCCACCACCTGATTTCCCAACTGTTCCTGTAGGTTTTCCAACACCGCCTCTCGCTTCGTGAGCCAATTGAGTTTTTGGGCATTCAACCGATTGCGAAATCACTCGCTCAACTTGTCTTGACCATCTAACGCCGCACTTAGGGCAATGCCCTCGTTGACTTGTTCCTGCCAATATGCAAGGTTCAATCAATTCTTCAGGAAACACAGCAAAATGTGCGCCGCTATAGGGCTTTGTATTAACTGTCCATACGCTGCGTTTATTTCTAAATGGATATGTTTTGTCACCAACCGCCAATTTGTTGCCAACATCTCTTTGAAAATCTTTTGCGGTACTTGTGTTAACCCTCGATTTTCTATTATCTTCAGGATGTTCGCTTGGCTCTTTAATTGCCTCGTTGTCATAAAAATACTTCTGGGATTTTGACAGCAAGAAAATATATTCATGAGCTTTGGTGCAGCGATCTGTGACAGACTCAGGCATAGGGTTTGGCTTGTGCCAGATAATGTCTTGGCGTAAGTACCAACCGTCAGCACGCAAAGCAAAAGCCAGCATCCAAGGTATGCCAATTAGGTCTTTTTCTTTTAAATCTTTTAATTTGTTACCTCTTCTTGCACAGTTTTCAGGCAAATCTTGACTCGTGTTTGAAACCGATTGTTTAACTAAGGCTTGCCCTTTGCCAGGTCTATAGTTGTAATAACTATCTCCAATGTTTACCCACAACACACCGTCATCAGCCAGTATGTCTTTGACGCAACGGAATACCTCAACCATCGCCTGAATGTATTGCTCTGGCGTTTCTTCTAACCCAATTTGTCCATTATGCCCATAATCACGCAATCCGTAATAAGGTGGGCTAGTCACGCACATTTGAACCTTTACGCCATCTGCCGCTAACTGGCGCATCGTATCTCTACAATCACCAAATATGATTTTATTCATATCAAATCCATCTGTTTTGGCATAACCTTCCATTCCCGTTCAGCCCTGCCAGACTTGCTTTGAACGTTGCGCCCAGTTAGCAGGATTTCATGATTGCGTTCTAATTCACTAAGCCGCCTAGCAACCTGATTGCCATCAAGTCCTGTAATCGTGGCTATACCGTCTTTTCCTTGTGGCCCATACTTGCATAAGGCTTGGATGATAATCGTGGCGTGTTGAGCTGCTAAAGACTTTGCAGAGTCAGCAGCAGCCCAACTGGTGGCGGGATCGGTGTTACGGGCAACTTGGTTCATGTCATCAACACCGAAAGAAGTGGAAAAAAACCAAATACCATTGCAAGCATCAACAAGCCAACAACCCAAGCAATAGGCGGTATGCGCTCGTCAGCTGCCGAATAGCGTGTTTGGTTACGCATTATGCGAGTGGTACGACCTGTCCAATTAGGATCGCCTAAGTCAGTCAGGAAAGGCCAGTTACGCTTATTCATTACCGTCCTCCTCATTAGCTGTCACGGTTTCAATGTGATTAATGTCAATCCACCAGGTAAACATTGGGCAAACACACTCAAGCACTTCTTCACGGTCGATCTTGATATAAGGTTCGCCAGTAGAGTCTGTTTTTACTCCATCGGCAAACCTGTCAATCAACTCTGCAATCACTTTGTCGCTTAACTCGTAGCTGAGATCACGCATCAGCTGGCGCTTGCCTTCGTCTGTCATTTGGATGTATGAGTATTTCATTATTCTTCACCAAACATTTCGATGATGACACGCTTAGCTTCAGATTTAAGTTCTTTGTTACTTACGCTTGAAAAATCCATGCCGCTACACATTAATTCCGTATGCACGGTTACGGCTTTGTTTTCTGATAACAATGGAAACCATTTCATCAAATCTTTAGTTAATTTATTCATTTTATGTACCTTTTATCGTGGTGTGTTTTTGTTAGGCAAGTTCTTCAGCAGCGGGAATACGAACATACTCGTCAGCATCTTCATCGTAAAACCAATAAGCATCCATTTATGTACCTTTTATCGTGGTTGATCGCCTGTTGCGATAACTAATATTAAGCTATCTAAACAATAAAAGCATAGGTGTTAACCCTAGTTTCACAATTATTTTTAATTTATTTGGATTTTTACAACAAAACGCCCCAATTAAGGGGCGGTCGATGGAACAAGGAGTGAACAACACCGACAATTTATTATAGGTTGTTTTTACGCTTGTAGAACGCTAATAAATACTGAAAGCAATCCCATGCAGAAGCCAAATCATCCTCTGAATGTTCGATCAGTTTTACGTCACCTTCAGCAGTAAAGAACACGTTAGCGCATCTGGCTGTGGGTTTTCCAAGACCAACACGATACGCTGCCAGTTGCATCAATTGTTCGTGGTACGGCACAACCTTGTCAAGCTTGTCTTTGCTCTTAAAGTCAATCACGATGTTCTCAGCAATCAAATCCACCTTGCCGCCAAACCCCTCATAAGCAAAAGATCGTTCTGCCTCCCAAGTCTGGTCATGTCCAAAGTGGATTCTGATTGACGCATCAACCTGGTTAACGTAAACAGGGTAATCGTCTTGTTCGCCACGGTAAAAACGCTCAAGCACCCCATGCATTTGTGTGCCACGATCCATAGCGTCACGGCCTGTACTCTTGCTATCTGACATAACCCGTTCTAGCCAGTTTTCTTCTGTTTCGCCTGCAATGCGTGGTAACGTCAGCGCAGCCAGTAATACTTGTTGTTGCAACCAGTTTGATAAGCCAGGCTTGGCAACCAATCCCAAAACCGTAGTCACCGACGGTACTAGCTTGAGTTCTCTTGCGTCACGAACCGTTGTGTTGCGTTCTTTTCCGTTCTTGCCAATGATTTTGTACGCTGGCGAACCGTCAGCTGCGTACCAATGACCACTTTCTGAGTCTGCTGATTTAATAATCATTTCCGTGCCTCCATCATTGCGTCAGCTATGTGATACGCATTTTTTGTTAATAATTTTAAATCTCCAAAATTTTGTTTTAACGATTCCACCGCAATTGCTTGCATCGCTTTTGCAGCAAAATAATCCCGCAATTTCATTCCAGTCATTTTGTAAGTATGGTTGTTTTCATGCGGGAAAGCATATTCTGTAGTCATTTTTTCACCTGTTTTGCTAATGTTTTAAGCATCTCGATTGCATCCTGTAGGTCTTGCATGGCTCTAGTGTCTAAAACCATGCCTTCGTACCATTGCTGCAATCTCCAAGAAATAAGTATTGCTTCTTCTGTTTGAGTCATCAGAACGGTGGATCATCAAAGTCAGACTCCATTGGAACAAACGTGCCTTCTTTCATTGCACGATAACCACCATCTGACTTAGGTTTAGCAGGCGCAGCAACTGGCGTGGCATCCTCCGCAGGCCGACCACCAAGCATCTGCATCTGGTCAGCAACCACTTCAGTTGTGTATTGATCCACGCCATCTTTGTTAACCCACTTGCGAGTAGTCATACGACCCGCCACAAAGACCTGTGAGCCTTTTTTTAGGTAATCGGCACATATTCCTGCCAACTTGCCAAACGTTGTGATCCTGACCCATTCTGTCGTTTCTTTGGTTGCGGTCTTATAACCTACCGCAATTGAGAAATTACAGATTGCATTAGAGTCAGCGGTGTAACGTACTTCAGGGTCTTTGCCCAAGCGCCCAATAAACTCGCAGCGGTTAAGATCGTTTGCCATTATTGTTGTTCCCAGTTTGCTTTAAATTGATCGTATGCGGCCTTTAATGGAATCTGTTGCTCTTTCAAACAAATAGTCCATGCTGCCCTAAATATGTCTTTCAAACTTTCGTAACTAACCGCTGATGCCATTTGAGCAATGGTGTTGTCTAGCTCAATGCCTTTTGGTTTCTCAATGACTTTGACTGGCGGTGCTTTGGTTGCTGCGTTACCGTCATCATCTTCTGACGCAATACCAAGCGCACTTTGCAAACTGTAGCGTTTTGCATACGAAATTGCTGAACCGTAGCCTTGTGCATCTTGTTTACTTGCAGGAATAAACAACGTGCCACAAGACAGTTGCTCACCTGATTCATGGATAAGGACTGTTTCGACTGCCACGCCACCGTCTGCCGTATGCAACATCTGCACAAAGGCTAAACCGTTAGCGGACAGAGCAGGCCGCACAGCGTCAATGACTGATGCCAGACTTGAGTATGCAGATTTAAAGTGGGGATTTTTACTATCTTTGGCTGCGTGTGACATTGCTGCCTGAGCCGTGACTAATGCTTTTGCTAGTTCTTTCATTTATGCACCTGTATGTTGTCCTGGCGGGTATGCCAGTAAGATAGATATTAAGCCAACTAAACACATATTGCAAGTGGTTAAATATTTGTTTGGGGTTTTGTGCAACAAATGTTAAGATACCTTATGCAAAACATAGAAAAATTCATGATTAAAGTTCAAAAACAACCAGATGGATGTTGGATTTGGACTGGCGCAAACAATTATCAATATGGTCAATTTATGTACCATGATGAAATTTATGCTCACAGGGTATCTTTTGTGTTGCATAAACACGAAATACCTTCAGGAATGTTTGTTTTACACAAATGTGATGTGCCTTTATGCGTTAACCCCGACCATTTGTTTTTAGGAACTCAAAAAGACAATATGCAAGATAAGTTAAACAAGAAAAGACAAGCGGTAACTAAAAAAATATTGTTTGCACCAATGGATGCAACAGAAATTATTGATTGTTTGGGCGGCACATTTGCAGTTGCTAAAATTTGTCAAATTAGCCCACCAGCTGTGTCGCAATGGCGAAACAACGGTATGCCAAACAATAAATTAGTTTTGTTAGCTGCCGATTTAGAAAAGAAATCAAACGGTAAATGGTCAAGAAAAGAAATCCCTAACTGGCAACAAATCTGGCCTGAGTTGCATTAGACTGATTAAGCCTTTAGCAAGCATGAAACAAACAATGATAAGGGTCGTGTTTCACCAGGTTAGCTTTAGACCTTGACACATCGGAACAGACGATGGCATAATTAAATTGTTGTCGTGGAAGATAACGAAGCCGTTTTAGTCTGTAGCCTGATTCATTTGCGCCTTGAAAACGATAATGAATTCTTCCACCAGGATACAGATTAAAACGGCTTTTTTGTTTTTTTAAACAGCTGTCAGGGCGCATTAGCTAATAGAGTGACCACTCGTACCCAGAACAGGTCAGTTATACATTTGTTATATAGCTTTATCCCTTATACCC